AACAAAAAACATTCTAAACGAACTGGCAAATAATTACCCAGATCAAACCTCGTTTAGAAAAAATATAATCGAAAATACTGGTAAGTCTATGGGCTATACCGGTAAAGATTACAACCCATTAATGCAAAAAGAAAACAGAGTTAAAATTGGTACTTACGATCTAAGCGCTTTATTACAACCTGTTGAAACTAATGTTATAGATATATCACCAAAGGCAAAAATGCAATCAATTGTTAACGAAGAAAAATCATTTGCCAAAGCAGATCCTACATTTGTTCCTTGGGGAGCATTTGGCGACATTGTTAAAATGGTTAAATCGGAAATGTTTTATCCAGTCTATGTTTCTGGATTATCTGGTAATGGTAAAACCTTTATGGTAGAACAGGCATGCTCAAAACTTAATAGGGAGTTTATACGTGTACAAATCAATCCTGAAACAGACGAAGACGACTTGCTTGGCGGGTTTAGACTTATTAATGGAGAAACTGTATTCTCTAAAGGGCCCGTTCTTAAGGCGATGGAGAACGGTGCTATTTTATTGTTGGACGAAATCGATAGAGCTACAAATAAAATTATGTGCTTGCAAGGTATACTTGAAGGCAAGCCTGTTCTCGTTAAGAAAACGGGTGAAACAATTACTCCTAAAGCTGGCTTCAATGTTATAGCAACAGCTAATACTAAGGGTAAAGGTTCTGAAGACGGTAGGTTTACAGCAGCTTCTATTATCGATGAAGCTTTTCTTGAAAGGTTTACTGTTGCTATTGATCAGAAGTTTCCATCACCATCAATTGAAACAAAAATTCTTAATAATCACATGACTAAGTTTGGAGCTGATGATACAGATTTTGTTGAAAAACTTGTAACATGGGCTGACATTATTAGAAAGACATTCTATGATGAAGGTGTCGATGAGGTTATTTCGACTCGTAGACTTTGCCACATTGCTCAAACCTACTCTATTTTCAATAATAGAGCTAAAGCAATTGATCTATGTATTGCAAGGTTTGACGAAGATACAAAGTCTGCGTTTTTAGATTTATACAGTAAAGTTGATGCTGGTGTAGAAGAAATTGAAGCAACAGAAGCTGTAGCACCAACTCATGAAGAAATTTTTGGAGAAGATTAATATGGCAAAACAAAAACAACTAATCGATTATAAGTTCCGTGAAAATGAACTTATATCTGAATTTAGCGAATATATTGATAAGACTTATGGTGGTCACTATGGACAAGGTGGCCTCCAATCATCAGAGGTAATCATTGACCGTGGTCATGGCATTGGTTTCTTCTTAGGAAACGTTGATAAGTATAACGGTCGTTACGGAAAGAAGGGAGATCCTTCAGATCATCGTAAAGACTTGATGAAAATTATCCATTATGGTTTCTTAGCATTATATGAACATGACCGCAAAAATAAGTGAAATAAACGTTTACATTATGGCAAAACTATGTTATAATATACTATTAAACAATAAAGGTACAATATGAAAATCTCAAGTGACACAATCAACATCCTGAAAAACTTTTCAGGTATTAACGCAAATCTGGTATTCAAGCCAGGCAAAGAACTCAAAACTCTTTCTGAAGCTAAAACCATTATGGCAACGTCTTCAATTCTAGAAGACTTTCCAGTAGAGTTTGGTGTATATGATCTCAATGAATTCTTGTCTTTGTTTAGTCTTATGGATGAACCTGAACTTGAATTTGATGATAAATTTTTAACTATGTCAGATGGTTCTCAAAAGATTAAGTATTTCTATTCTGAAATCGATATTCTGACTCAGCCAACCAAAGACATTAACATGCCGGAATGTGAAGTTGTTCTCGATATCTCATCTGCTAATCTGGATAAGATTCGAAAAGCAGCTGCAGTTCTTGGTCATTCAGAACTAAGTTTTAGTAGCCAAGGCGATACTGTAGTAGCTTCTGTCTTTAACGAAAAAGATGCTACAGCAAATACATTTGATATTGACCTAGGTACAACATCCAATGAAATCTTTAATTACGTATTTAGTATTTCTAATTTGAAAATGCTACAAGGTGATTATAAGGTATCGATTTCATCTAAGCTAATCTCTAATTGGAGAAATGCAGATAATCCTTTGGATTATTTTATTGCTTTAGAGAAATCGTCAAGTTTCGGTGTATAAATAATTATGCACAGAAAAAATTCTCATAATAATATGAGGATAATAAGAGAAGATGCCGCATTATGTGGGTCTCTCATAATTAGTCTACTTTGCAAAGGAGAAAAAAATGACTGAAGAAGTAACAGCGCCAGAAGGCGTACAAGAAGCTGAGGCACCTCAATTGTCTCTACAAGATATCTCTACTATGGTACAAATTATTGATATTTGTTCTAAACGTGGAGGTTTTGAAGGCCAAGAGCTTGAAGCTGTTGGCGGAGTAAGAAACAGGGTTGTAAAATTCCTTGAAGCAGCAGCTCCAGCTCAAGGCGAAGAAGTACCTGAAGGCGAAGTGCCTGCAGGCGACGATCTTCCCGTTGAAGACTCTGAAGAAGCTTAAGTTCGAACTAGCTTATCGCGGAGGTAGCTCCTCCGCATTTTATTAATTTTATTATGAAGGAAATATTATGGATCGCAATGAATGTTCACGCTTAATCGAAGCGTTAAAAAAAGGTACAGTAACAGTAACCTTTCAAAAAATTGACTCAGATGAAGTAAGAGTCATGCCTTGTTCTCTCAACCCAGCTGTTTTAGAAGCGAATGGTGTCAATGGAAGCATTGAATCAATTAGTCCTGAATCTGCTCATTTGGCTGTATGGTCACTTGATAAAGATGCTTGGCGTTCGTTTAGAGTTTCTACAGTTCTTGGTTGGGAGGTACTTTAATGTCAGAGTTTCTTTGGGTTGAAAAATATCGTCCACAAAAAATTCAAGATTGTATTTTACCAAAACAAATAAAATCAACCTTTGAAGATATTGTTAGAGGAGGTGACCTACACAATATGCTTCTTACCGGCACAGCCGGACTAGGTAAAACTACAGTTGCGAAAGCTTTATGTAACGAACTTGAACTAGATTATCTCTTGATCAATGGATCTGAAGAGTCTGGCATTGATACATTGCGTAATAAAATTAAGCAATTTGCGTCTTCTGTTTCTCTTCAAGGTGGCTACAAAGTAGTCATCTTGGATGAGGCAGATTACTTAAATGCTCAATCGACGCAACCAGCATTACGTGGGTTTATCGAAGAGTTTAGTAATAATTGTCGCTTTATTCTTACATGTAATTTTAAAAATCGTATCATTGAACCACTACATTCTCGTTGTACAACAATCGAGTTTAACGTTTCTAAAAAAGATGCAGCACCACTATGTGGACAGTTTCTCAAACGATGTACTAAAATCTTAAAGGATGAAGGTATCAGTTATGACGAAAAGGTAGTTGCCGAATTAATTATGAAACACATGCCTGATTGGCGTAAAGTTCTTAATGAGCTTCAGCGTTATGGTAGTAGTGGTACTATTGATACAGGCATTCTTGTATCTTTATCTGAAGTTTCTTTAAATGATCTTATGATTCATTTGAAAGAAAAAAACTTTAAAGGTATGAGACAGTGGGTTTCAAATAATATTGATTCAGAACCAGCAGCAATTTATCGTAAAATTTATGATAATATGAATGACTATATTGATCCGCAAAGTGTACCACAGCTGGTACTTATTTTGGCTGATTATCAATATAAGAATTCATTTGTTGCTGACCATGAACTCAATACAGTTGCATGTCTTACTGAAGTTATGGCTGGGGTTCGATTTAAATGAACCCTTTTGAATACTTAAATGCTATAAACACGTCCAAAAAGGATTTGATGGTCGACGATGTTGCTGAAAAGGCGTATACACCGTTTATGGTAAACAGAGGATTATCTTATTTTCCTGACACCATTCTTTTTGCTAATGAAATGAATTTGAATCATCATATAGACAATCGTCTTCAATTCGATTTTCTTATAAATATAATTAAGAAAAAACGAAGGTTTTCAAAGTGGGCAAAGCCTGTGAATATAGAAAACCTAGAATTGATAAAAGAATATTATGGGTATAGCAATGAAAAGGCTAAATCCGTATTGTCATTACTAAACAATGATCAAATTAACGAATTGAAAGCGAGGATTTACAAAGGTGGAAAACGAAAATAACATAGAAGTCCAATGGACTCCAGTGTCTATGCTGGAAATTACTCTTAACGAACCAGATGATTTTTTAAAGATTAGAGAAACACTAACTCGAATTGGAGTAGCTTCTAGGAAAGATCAAAAGCTATATCAGTCATGTCATATCTTGCATAAGCAAGGTAGATATTTTATTGTACACTTTAAAGAATTATTTTTATTAGATGGTAAGCCTTCTAATTTACTATTAAATGACATTCAACGTAGAAATACGATTGCTACTTTACTTTCTGATTGGGGTCTTGTTACTTTTGTTGATGGAGAGCAAGCTAAAGATATAGCTCCATTACGACAAATTAAAGTCATACCATATAAAGAAAAAACTGAATGGCAATTATGTCCTAAGTATAATATTGGAAATAGCAGTAAGGAGTAATATTAGTGGCGTTAACGCAATCAAATATGGGCATGGACGATATATATACTGAGTTTGTCGGCACCGGCCCAACAGGTGGGGAAATAGAGCTGGCTGATTTTCATTATCCATTTGGTGACCCTTGGCTACCAACGCCTCATAGCGGAGAGATTAGCTATAATGATATGGTTGGAGCAAGCGGTGACACAGCTTCGCTTCGTCTTGCTCGTTCGTGGGATCAAGATGAATCAGGCAAAGCTCGCAGAGGCTTTCAGTCGTATAAGGGCGGTTTATTCCAATACGCAACTGGCGAAAGTGGTTCTTCGGTTTCTGCGTTTGGTTCAATATCACGTAATTTATATTTTTCCACAGGACAAAAGCTTGTAGGCTTTTACATTCAAGCTATGATTGCCGGTACTACCTACGTCAATCGGATTTACATAGTTAAAAGAGGCTCGGGTAATTCTGGTTGGAACTCAATAAAGGTTAGATATAATAATAAAACGCCAGTTTATGGTTTTCTGCCAGTAACTGACTTAACAAATAATTACTGGCCGAACGGAACTCCAGCTTCGAATTATAGCTACGAGATATATAGAACTAGCGCTAATGAATTTGGTTCTATACCTGGTAGTTATTATGCGGGGTCTCTTGCATACTTTTGGAGATTTGATATAGCTGGCAGTACGTCTTTAACAAGTATTTTCCGCGCGATAGAGAATGCATCACACACCAGGCCTTTGAACACATCGTCCGGTCAAATAGCTATAAAAATGGCTTAATAGGAAAGAAAAATGTATAGAGATTATATAATACGTAGTATCGATACTACAGAAAAAATGGTTGTATTTAAATTTGTTGAAGAAGGCTTTAGAGATTATATCACTAGAAGATATTATGAAGGCGATATATCTGAAGCAAAAATAGTAAACATGGCTAAAGATGCTCAAACGGAAGCTGCATCATTTTATCACAGAGAAACTACGTCTGTAGCTTTTACTCCTGAAAGTTGGACAGGAACTCTTAAAGACGTCGTAGTAGGTGATTATCCTGACTATGATCCTAATACTCAACAGTTAAATGAAACTTGGGAAGAAACTGAAACTACAAGAACTCGAATTTTTACAGTCACAGATTTAAGTGATGAAGAACTAGCAAGCGTTGTTAGAAATAAAAGAGACGAGCTATTAGCTCAAACTGATAATAATGCTTTAACGGATAGAGATCTATCAGACGCGTTCACCGAATACAGACAAAGTTTAAGAGATATTACAAATCAAGAAGGCTTTCCATCTGTAATAGTGTGGCCCGTAAAACCGGCTGAGTAATTTATGGCTAAGTTAAAATATTATGTATTATGCAGTAGTAATATGTTTACTACAAAAAGGCATTTAGATACTATTCCAAAAGAAGATGTTGTGTATGTCTTTAATTCAAATATATGGTGTGATCAGCATGCAGAAAAAAACTCTCAATATCTAGCTGATGCTGAAGCTTGGGCCATATCAGAAGGAATTGATTATCATATAACGTATAGTGATGGAACTCCATCAACAGGTAAAAATAGCGTTCTAGATATATTCCAAGCTTCTGATAATGATTACATGATTTTAGTTGATGGTGATGATTTTATCACTCCTCATGGAATATGGTTATATGATAAAATTGCTCAATCAGAATCACCACCAGATGTAATAGCATTAGAATATCAATTAGGCTTGATTCCAGAATATTTTGCAAAAACTCTATTTCAAGGCACTGACCTCGATCCAAACTATAAACCAAGTTATGCTATTAGATCATTTAAACAATGCAAAAAATGGTGGGAAAGACAAGTTGCAGGAACTGGAGTACCTATCGATAATATGCATCCAGACGGGCCTGAGTATTCAATAGCTCTTAACGCTGCGCAACATAAAATATATTCTTTTGCATATGATTATATCGATAACTGGGAACCGCATTTAAGAGTTGTATTTTATTCTAAAAGAGCAACAACCAGTGACTTTAGATTTGATCCAGAACTTATTGTTGGCGAAGATACAGTACAGTATTTAAATTTAAAATACGAATGGAGTCAAGGTAATATAAATTTAAGACATTTGCACGAAATATATCCAACTTATGTTTATGATCAAAGATTACAGGGCACCGTAGATTTTGAAAATCAGAAAAACGAAGACTGGGGTTGGATAAATTGGATGAATAGACTTGGGGAAACGTATGATGAATTACTCGAAAATAATAAATGCGTTACAGATAAACCAGAGTACGTAGATTTTCCAGAAACATTTTTTCCAGAAGATTACATACCAGACACACTAGGGTTAGTTAGCTATCCAGCTAAAGACCCAACATATTAAAGGAATACAATGTTTAAAAAATTACACAAATTAATGAAATCAAGTAGAATACAAAAAGTATGGAATAAACTACTAAAGAATATTTAAACTAGCTAAATTGCTTGTATAAATATATGTGGATGCTGAATAATCGGGTCCATAAATAATACCTTGCTATATGCATAGGAGGAGAAATAAAATGGTAAGAAGTACTATGAACGTACCACGTTCACTATTCATTGGTTTTGAACCAATACTTAACGAGCTTGAAAGA